CAATTCATAGGAGGTTACGCCTGAACGAACACCCCGTATCGTTTTGCCGCTGTTACCTACGCGAGTAAACTCAACGAAATCGCCGCTGGCCCCGCTAGCCTCGTTAATTGCAGCAAATCTTAGCGGGCCATCAGCACCTCGAATGTGCCACTCTTTTTCATCTGTCGCAGCCGTCGTATCAAGGATAGACAAAATTGGGACGGTGCCGCTTGTTCTAATTGTTCCGTTAACCTCAAGCTGCGTAGCAGGACTACTCGTCACAATCCCAACCCGATTATTCGCCGCATCCACAAACAGCGTGTTGGTATCGACAGTGAGGTTGCCAGAGAAACTCCCAGTCGTCCCGCTGATAGCCGCAGGGGTAGAGCCGCCGATCACGGTGCCGTCGATGGTGCCGCCGTTGATGTCAGCAGTGGTAACAGCCCCAAGGTTGGTGATAGTTTGACCTGCAAAGGTGCTCGTGCCAGCAGCAGTAATACCGCCGTCCTTGACAAGAAGGGAGTCAATTGTCACACCTGACGCGGCGGTCGTTTCGTTGATTGTGTTCGTGGTAATTACGTCGCCAGACGACACGACGATGTTTGTGCCTCCGCTGGTATTACCGTTGGAAAGAATTTCTGCAAGAGTGTCAACGGTGCCAACCTGGCTATCAACATAAGCCTTAATAGACTGCTGCGTGGCCAAAGCGGTCGGGCTGTTAGACGTCATGTCGTCTTCGTCAAACACAGCGTTAATCGTGCCACCGCCATTGATTGCTACGCTGATGGTAACATCGCCTGTGGCAGAATCTACTGTCAATGGTGTGCTGGCGTTTAGGGTTGATACGCCTGTCACAGCTCCTCGAAAAGTAGAAAGCTGGATTTTTTTAGTTTCTTGAGCACTGATGTCTACAATGGCGATAACGTCGTCGTCTGCCCAAGTAGCAGGCGTAAGCTCATCAAGCTGGGTAATTTTTTTATTCGTTGCCATTGTTTAGCTCTCCAGCCAATCGATGAACAGATACGCGGTTCCGGCATCTGCGATACAAGCGATTTTTTCTCCATCTCCGGCTTCAGGAGAAGAATCAGGACGGACGATAAAATGCTCTGCGTCTCCGTTATGTATAAATGAAGAACTTCCGTCTGTGGTAGCTACAGGATTACTTCCAACTTTTACATAATTTAGCGGAGCACCTGTTGTTCCGTGAGACCTAACCTGAGCAATACTTGCCCCAAACGGACAAGTTCCCGACTGTGCGCTACTAGTCGTGATGTTTACGCGTTCGCTTTTAACAAGCCTATGTCCAAAAGGATGCTGACGAGCCATTACTAACCCTCCAGCCAAGTCACGTTAACTGTGGCTGTTCCGATAGAGGCAATCTTTTCGCCATCGGTTCCGCCTACTGAGCTAGCTGGCTTGACGACAAAGTAAGAAGCATCTGCAGGTTCAATCAGAGTACCTGCTGCAGTGGCCGTGGGGCTAGGGCCAATCACGATGTTAACGTTTGCAGAAGTTGCAATTCGAGCAATCGTGGCTCCAAAGGGAGCAGGGCCGCTCTGCGCGCTGGTTCCTGTTGATGTAATATTCTCGCTGGAAATAATGCGAGAAGCAATGTTGTTTTGATATGCCATTTTAATTTCCTATGCCTTTACGTTTTCGCCCGAAGCCATTTCAAAGCCTAATTCGATACCCTTGAGCTTCAACTCTTCTTGCTTGATAGCAATGTTGTATTCTGTTTCTACACGGTCTAGTTCAAGTTTAGCTGCTTTCAGTTCAAGCTCTTTGGCCTTAACCTCTGCTTGCATCTGGGAAGCCTGAGCTTCCATGATGAGAGCTTGACTCTGTGCCTGAACAGCCTGTTCTTGCATATTAGGTTCATTGCGCGGAGGCGGCGGAGGAGTTACCAGAGCATCAATGTTGTTGATGCCCATCTCCTTACCAATCTGTCGAACAAGGTTGTAGATGTTGTCAGGAGAGACAATGCCCTCTGTCTGAGTAGCCACTTTCTCGATAAACTGAGAGAACGTTGCCAGATTAGCCATACGGTTGTTCTGGTCTCCGTAACCGATACCAACCTTAATATCTACGTCTAGGTCTTCGCGCCAGCTTGCGGGGTCAATTTCCTGATAGGTGTTATTGATACGAACAATCTTTTTGCGGTCTTCGTAACGCTGGACAAGGTTGTAGATCGACTTGAACATATTACGAACGCCGGTCTCTGCAAACACCCTGGCAATCAGTTCTAGGCGACCTTGGGCATTTGTAAGAGCACCTTGCACAGCACCCTGTGTTACGTGGCTCTTAAGAACGTCTGCTGACAGACCCTGCGTCTGAGGGTTAACACCGGTGCGTCCAGATTTGATACCTTCCCAATACTCAAGCATTTGGAAGGCTGCAGGCTGTAGGGCCGGTGTGGTGATCGGCTGCAGCGCGTTGGGACCACGAGTACGGACAATACCGCCCGGACGGTTGGTCAATAGGTCATCAATGTTGACCTGTCCTTCGACAACCTGGAATCGACCGTTGTTTGCCAGATACATATTGTCCAGCAGGTTACGGGTCAGGGTCGAACGAATAAGCTGAATATCCTCTACAGTCTCTGCCACCGAAAGGCCAAAGAACTTGTGAGGAATCGGGATTGGGCAGACAGAGCTAAACGGGATATAGTCGATAGGCTCACAGTCTAGGATAATGTCTCCCGAGTGTGTAATTTTGTGAAGGACGCTGGTTCCATCTTCTTCCATGTCCAAGCGTGTGTAAGATTCAAAAACTTGAACCTTAACTTCCGAGTCTTCTGCAGCTTGGTTGGGGTAGGTGTTGGTGGAGTCATACGAGTGACGCGCCATGTACTCTTGGCTCGTGGTGATGTCGTCTGCTCCGGCTGAGTAAGCTGGGAGATCGTACACCATCTCTTCGTCGTAACCCATGCGGATAAGGTCGTTACGGGTCTTGTGAGAGCGGTGGCAGATAAACCGAGCGTCTTCAATAGACTTGGCACCTGCGTTAATCAGGAACTCTTCAGGCGGCACGTTTTCAATTGTTACTTTGCCGTTAAAAACTGTACGAGTAAACACAGCGTCGTGGAAAATGTCCTCGACAACTACCTGCTCCCCGGTCATGGGGTCAATTGCAGTGCGTTCTACAATTGTTTCTGTGTGTTCCTGAAGCTCTAGCTCGTCGTCGTTCAACAGAGACTGGTACTCAGACTGGGTCAGGTTCTCGTATTCTTCGGTGGTGGTGTCTTCGATCTCTTCCCAGTAGTGCTTAACGATGCCAACTTTCTGCATCAGCGCGTCCAGGAACATATTGTAGAGCACCATGAAACCGTCGTTCTGCTTATAGAACACATGGTTTACATAGTTGGTAGCCTGTTCAGCCACCGCCACGTCTTCGGGGCTTTCTGGTACAAACTCTACTACATTTTCACCGGCTGTAAAGATACGCATCAAGGACGGCATCATCCACATGAGGGTATCTTGAACATCTGTGACAACTACCTGAGAACGTCCGTCCTCTTCGTTGCCAAAGGGTTCACCATAGAAGTACTCCATGGATTTTTCACGCTGAGAGCTAATCTCAGAGTCGTAATAGGTAGAACTCCCGTTGATCTCTGTGTCAACAAGAGCGATAATCTCATTATCGTCTAGATAAGTTGCCATGCTTAGGACTTCTTTGTTTTCTTTTTGGGAAAGCCCTTTTTCATATTCGAGTAGGCTTTTGTAGAGATCGTGCTATTCTTTTTGCTCCGGGAGATACCTTTGCGCTTGCGCTTGTTGATGTTCGCGTAGAGACCTTGCTTTGCCATGTTTACGCCTTCCCTTTGCCTTTGCGTTCTTTACCATATCCGCTGGCATACGCTGCTCGTCCTTGACGTTCTGCGGCTGCGCGAGTTTTGTAGACCTTGCCTTTACTTCCCCAACGATACCCACCTTTGACCTTTCTAACTGGCATTAAACAATTCCCGGTGAATTATACTGAATCTTGGAGTCAAAGTTGTACTTACGGTACACTGTTTTGCTTTTGCCACGCTCTCCAAACCGTTCTACAGAAAGGGCAGCGTAGCGCATTGCACTTAGAAGGTCATCTTTGACCGGAACGACTTTACCGTTTTTACGATGGTAGAGACGAAGCTCTTCCAGAGTTTCAGTGCAAGACTGGAATATCTGGAGACGACCTGTTTCAAAGCGTTGTAGTAGTTCACTGATACCTGCCTCGATAGAGTTGTTTCCCTTAGTGGCACCGTCAACTGGAGGGTTTGAGAAGTGCTCTGTGAGCATATAGACCCCCAAATCTCTGTACTGCTGCGCCAACTGTACTCCGCTGCCCTTGTCGTGCTGTAGTCCGTCATGGGGAAATGCTACTGGTAATGCCGGTGTTCTGGCGTTAATGACTGCCGCGTGGGTCAGCGGTGTTTCCTTGCTTCTACGGTACTCGTCGTAGATATAGATAATGTCGTCGTCAGGGTCTAAAGCAGCCCACGATACAGCGGTGGGATGGTCAAAACCAAAGTCGATA